CCCTGGTCTTTTTACGATTTTGATAAGGTTCGTTATTAAACCAAAGTATTTCCATACTCTATTGAGTTTTCTGTAAAGGCTCACTCATCAACCTTCAGAGATACAATCCTCTCTCAGGATAATCAATTCTATTATAAGCCGAACAATTGATTTATGGCTTTAGACCTAACTTCAGGTGTTAATTTTCTAAACATTGAGATCAAATCATCCATTTCAGAATAAATTGGATTATTTCTAATGGTGATTGGCATATCATAAGTAAGATCAGATGGTATTTCTATAACAAAGAAATCGCCTGCTGTAGTTGGTAATGGATAAACTCCATCTGTGCCAAATGATACAGTAGCTCCAGTATCTGTAATCCTTACACTTCGTAACATAAAGAAAGAAGCATCAGTATTACCACCATTCGATATCACAGATGTTGAATTATTTGCAAATAGTGCATTTGCAACACAATCATCTAATGTGACAGTTGGTGATGTCAGTGCTGTTGAGGGTCCAAATATATACCATATTATTATAAATAATCCAGTATTCATTGCTACTGGAAATGTATATACATTATCTCCCAATTCTCCTCCTAAAGTATTAAAGCCTGCAGTGTCATTGCCCGTAAATGGGCTAGAATTTGTTCCTGACGCTGTCAATCTAAAATGATCTACTAAATTTGTGTTTTGTACTGTTTCAATTTTTGGTTTCATGAGTTCCACCTCATAAGTACACCACAATTCTCCGCACACACCGGATGCTGCTTGCATCCCAACTGTTGCTATGTGAAAATTACCTAAATCATATAATCTTAGGTCTGATCCAGGTGCAGGTGCACCACCGCGGACATATAATTCCGTCAAAGGTGTGTCTTTCCTCGCACATTCCACTGGATGTATAAAAGATAAGGATGGTTTAGCTGAATTGGCAAACTCATAATTCTCCATCGTGAATTTGTCTGGAAAAGGCGGGTTTAATGCATTGTATTGTGTAGCCATCACTACACTTCCTAAAGCGGAACTTGTCGCGCTTGAAAGAACTGCGTCTGAAGATAGACTCTTAAATTCAAACAATAAACCTTGAAATTTATATTGTTCAAAATGAGTCGCTATTGCAGATAACCATGGAAAAGTTTCCAACAAACCTGTATTCAATGGTAATGTTTGTATTGTAAATGCTGTTGTAGCATTAATATCCATTAAATATTCTCTATGTCGTACTATTACTCCTCCGTTATTGACACTATTGACAACTGTGGGTGGATCTAATCCCCCAGTCATCAAAGTATTCCCTGCAATCTTGTAATCTCCAAAACCGGATATCAATGCCCCGATTCCTTTCCCCAATAATTTACTGGCACCATTGGCTATGGTATTCCACATACCACCAGTATTTCCATTCCTTACTCTTTGTTTGGCACGTCTCCGTGCCGGGGCTGCCCTAATTGGCACATATTCAACTATTTTTGTAGTTGGCCCCTGTACCCGTCCCATTTTCCTTAATTTTCTTCGTATAGGTCGTGGGGGGTTTCCTCGTCGTCGTCGTTGTTGGTTGTTCATACTTGTTATCGTACAGTCTTAGCAATGTAAGTCTCTCCTGGCTATAATTGTCATGAATAGGATCAGTTATATGATCTGCTTTTTCATGATATTCAAATACATATTTATTATAATAATCTATTGTATCCAAATGACAATTAGATAATATAGCCGGATGATAGATTGGTGACAAATCCTTTTTATTATCCAAATAAGTTTCAATACTCAATTGATCTTGTACACTTAATCCAAACCTTTTCTCAACGAGTAGTCGAGTCTTAAATCCAACAGCTTTATGGGGTACTTTACCCATATATTTTTCATGCATCTGTTGGAAGATTTCGCGTTCGTACTCATTCAAATTCTTAACATAGAATTTCTCTCCTGATACGCGTAATCCATATTGAGCTAAACTTGATAAAATCGGACAACCCGGATATTGATATGCAAGCGAAAGGGCTTTAGCTTTTAACAGCCCTTTTCTTTTCTTTAAATTGGCATGTGCATATTGTTTGGTTGTCCAACCGAAATCTAATAATGATGATATTGGATCTGTGACATTTATCATTTCATCCATATCCGCGATTATTCCGCAGAACGACCCTTCAGTGAGGGTCTCGTACTCATCTATTTTTATTATCATTCCTATTTTAGCAAAATCGGCGGTCGTTGGTGTGGGACCATAAAATGTAAATATCCCATCATCCCCTTCGACTCTTCCCTTTATGGTATCTTTATCTATACCGATTTCTTGTGCTACAAATAGCATACACATCAAGTTTGTAAATGAATTCCCCAAGGAAGTACACATCTCACCTGACATCCGTGTCGCATCAACTACCATTGTAAATTTATCTCTAAATTGGCAATGATTTTCTCCAGATAATGTTTTGGTAACTATTTCATACCAATCCTGATCTTCTATTTCAGTTGTCATATATCTATATAACTGGAATTCTACCGTGTCCATTAACAACTTAGTAAATAAGGCTTCAAATGCCGTATAATCAGTTCCTATTATCTTGCAACAATCTTGGAATAATTCCCTTTTAATCTCATTTATACGCTCATCAACGGGCGTATGTTTAATAAAATAAGGTAAAGCAAACAATTGTTTCTCTATCAATTTAAATATTGGTCCAACTCGGATCTTAAATTCATCCGTCCGCGAATTAATTGCTCTCGCTGCTTTATAAGTCGGGTAAACTTCATCTTTTTGAAATGAGTTTACTTTACAATATCTATTGATAGATTTCTTGCTTTTACCCCTAAATGTTTTCACTGTAACTATATTTTCTGGTGTTATTACGCCAGCATGCTCATAGTACACTTTTCTAAAAGCGTTCTTTTTCCACAGTGGATAGGGTGCATTAGTTATCCAAGTTTCGAAGCTGGTATCTGCATCAGCTCCTAACGGAGTCATATTCTCCTTCAACCATCTGGCCACAAATACGCGGAACCGTTCCATTGATATAGGATCCGGTTTTGGTGGTTCCCGCGCAAACCGGCGACTAGCGCCGTCTAACATTGTGTCCAGATCAGAGGGATCTGGGTGAGGACTGGTTGCACCAAGTACATGACACCCGAGGCTAGCTCGTACAATAGGCCTGCCGCCGCAATGGTAACTAGAGATATTATTAACATTAGAATTAATAATAACATCAGTGTTATCTTTAAGCTCGGGAGCTGCCGGTAAGCTAACTTCGCATGATCTGTAACCGTATCCGACGGTTTTGATATGTCTTGGCATCTGATAAAATCCACCCCTTCTTTCAAGTTACGTCTCTGATAAAAATAATGTTTAGAGAGATTATTAGCAAAAATAATCGTATCGTTTCTCGCAAAGTGGGTTAGATTCATATATCTATCCTCATTGACTTTCGATACAGTCTTTCCTTGCTGAGTAAATCTATTAAAGATATCAGCAGGATTCATCGTAAAATTGGAATTGCTAGGCGACATTATCTGGGCTGCAATTTCCTCAGATATGCATAAAATCGTCTTAGTAGGTATCCACATTTCACGAGATTTTTCCAATGGAGTAAATAATTCAGCTAATAAGCCGTCAGTACAATTAAATACTATTTGTCTAGAATACTCTATATAAGTATACATTGGATCATCATGGACCATATCAGCTGATCTATATTGATCAGCTCTCATGTCATCACTGGGTTTCTTCAAGGTTGAAGAATCAATTTTCTTCATTTTACATTCCCATGTAAACCAGTTGGCATCATCATACCATTTCCACACTTTATCATCTGGAATCACTGATTTAGGTATTTTTGCAATTCGTTTCAGCTCGGATTGATATTTTTGCTCTTCCCTTTGTAAGAAAGAGGCGCTATCATAAATATCCGAACTTAGTTGCTTCCTATATTCAGCTTCTTCTTCTGATGTGGCTGGCATTTTGGCATTTAAATAAGCCATATCGCAGACAAAATCATCAAAATGATCAAATTCATCCTGGGTTATTCTAGTTGCCTGACAGGTTTTATCTTTCCTATCAACAAATACCACTGGATTGAAGAAGTCAAAATCATCGTCATCATCAAATAAATCAATGACTTTGTCTTCTTTCTGCTCTTTGTGTTGCACTGGTTGCCAACAGAGTTTCTTATTAGTTCTCTTATTGAACATTCCATCCTCACATTCATAAAAATCAGTTTCGCAACATACTTTCGCATAGTCCACAATTTGACCATTTTGCGATGTATACCACTTATCATCTGTTTGTTTGGGTATGTGTTCATTTTTATGTTGGCGTTTTCCTTGAAGTCTTTTACTTCGCTCACGTTTTATACTATGTTCAGTCTTCTGCTGAACACCAGATCGTCGACTGGGAACTCGCCCTTCTTCAGGACTAACCATTTTGTCATCTCGTAATACGGTGACTGGAGTAGGCTTAACTCCCCTTAGACTGTTCGCTTGGGTCTTAGGCACTGTAGCAGGGGTTTTAATTTGCCATTTTTTATTAAATTGTTTCATTTTATACTGGCAATTATATGAATTATCAACTCCACCCATGTCAAAGTTATCATGGATCCCATTAAAGGCATTTCTGCCAATGGAATTGTTTATAGGTTTTCTCACTCCTTTCGGAAGTACAGCGTCTCGATCATTAATGGTGCTTTTAACAACTTTTCCCTCCCGGGTCAAGCCACCAACGTCTACTGCGCTGTATGATGTAGCCCCTTGG